TGCATCTCTTTCAGCAATTGTTTGGACTGTTCTATTGAAAGAACTATATCTTGTTATAGCCATACTATAACCTCCAAAAAAATTTATTTAGTACCTAAATTAGTACCATTAATCTATTTATATTTTTTTGAATCGTTTATTTGTTTAACAATTGATCTTATTTTTTTGAAGATAGGCTGAATTTTTTTGTACTCAAGAAGTAAATTATCATATTGTTCCTGTGTAATATCAAATTCTAACCCTTTATCAGAAATATTGAATTCTATTTCTTTTGTTATGTTTATCCATGCACCAAAATAATGGTCTCTAATCAATTTCACAGATTACTCCCTAAATATGAAACAACACAGTATTGTCCATTAAGATTATCAGAATCATTAAATAACACCGAAAATCCGTCATCACTTATATTACATGAATATTCTGTAAAGTATTCACTATTTGTGAACTCATATACCCTAGCAGAATTCCAAATAATATCGCCTTTTGCTTTTATAGGTAAAAAACACGTATTGTTCTCTATTAATAATTTAGAACTTGTTATAATTTTATCAGAATTACCTTGTATTTCCAAAGATATTTTATCTAAAATATCTGAAAGATAATTACCAATATAATTATATACTGTTATTTTTGGCTTCCCATACCCCATACTTTGAGGAGTATAACCATTTTCAAAGTGAATTATACCGGCATAATAATCAACGTACCACACACCGGCGGTAGGTGATATTCTATTACCAGATTCTGAAAATAATTGTACCTCAAAACCAATACTTGGTAGATTTGTCGTTGAATCCGGTACATCAACAGGAGATATAAATGGTCTAATGAATTTATCATTGTCATTTATATACCACGATTGTCCATTACTTCCTGGGACCTCAGAAAGTAAAAATTCCGAATATTTTTTAATAATATTCGGGTTATCTAAGATAAAAGCGTCTACTTCATCAGAAGTTTGGCAATACGAAATTGAATCAGCCCAAACTTCCGAATATTTTATAGTATGTGACGATTTATACTTAGATTCAAATGAGTATTGTGATTCATTGGTTAAAACCTTTGAAAGACTATGAAAATACCCATTTTTTCTCTCAGTACTTAAACTAGGATTTGCCACATTTAATCCTTAATTAATGTTTTGTCTATTTCTTTTAAAATTTCCTTTAAGTCAATATAAAGGTTATATAACTCTTTTTTATGTAACTTCACACCATACGATTGTTCTGTATCGTCTAATTCAGAATATATAATTAGTCTTTTTACATCTTTTTTATTTGTATCTTTTATTTCTATCATTATCTTTGCCTTTAATTCCAGTTTATTAACTGTATAGTACCCACGTACTTTTGCGGATCAGTTAAAGTTATCCTAAAATAAATTCCCCAATCGCTATCAATATCGGTGAAAGTATCTAAACCTAAAGTAAACTCTACTAAATTGTTTATTTCTAAATTATTTATATCAGAGTTAATTCTTGCACCGCCCATATCAGCTATAACACCACCAAAATAATCGCTTGTTATATCGAACCATGTATTACCGTTTAATGATATTTCTAATAAAACAGTATCACCCAGATCTTCTTCAGTAATATTTGTATCATCAAATTTGAATATGCCATTACTGTGAGATATTCCGCTATGCCAAAATTTTCTAATAAATGATCTATTACCTGTTAATGTACTGTAATTATAATTATTAAAATACATAGAAAAATCTAAAGTAGGATATACTAATCTATCATTATAAACTTGTAATTCAGAATCATCTAAATATCTTGTACTATCAAATGGCAAAAGATATAACGGCGATGTACTATCAGATCTTAACCTATAATCTTCAGTTATAAAATCCTCATATATTCTATTTGAATTTGATATATTTGTATCAATTAAACCGTCTATAATTAATGATGTATTATTACTGTTAATAAAATCATAAACAAAAGCAGTGCTTTCTTCATTAACGCCAAATATAAACCTATCTGATAAAATATTTTCACTTAAACTATACATAATATCAGTATTATATAGTTTATCAGTTGGGGTAATATTAATATCTTTAGTATTTATAATATTATTTCCATTGATTCTAAGTAATTTATTTTCATATGTAAGATATTTTGCATTAACCAATCTTAAATCGGATGTTATAGCAGCAGACGACCCAAACTTTATACCAGACAAATATTTGTATGTGTTATATGTTAGTTCAGTATCAGAATATATTTTTGGTATTACAGAAGAATCATCATAAAATACTAAATTATTATAAGATATGTCATCATTTGCGTCAGTATAGTTTACATGTATCGCGTTTTCACCATGATTATTTAATTTTATTAATATATTTATTTTTGCCGAAAAATGATTTAACTCTTGTTTAAAGTCGATAACAGTTATTGTAATATTTTCATTTGTAAATATACCATTTGAATCTATAGTAATTGAATTTTCTTGAACAGCCGTTCCTTGTAAAACACTTACAGTGAATGTATTATTTGTGCTAACATAAAAAGATTCATTAGTATAAAATGTTAGATCATTAATTACAGTAGGCACCGTATCATCTGTTTTGAAAGTACTTGTGAAAAAATTATCATCAACATCAGATAGTATTCTATCATATGTCTGGAAAGAAGCTCTCAATATCGCATCGGTTGAATCTATATTATTATTAAATTTAGACGATATAGATGCACTTGGGATATAAACATCAATCGCGCCAGTTTCATTATTTACGAATGAATTAACGTCTTCCCCAATAAAATTTATTTTATTTGTTGTACCTATTAAATTGTTTTCGTCATAAATTGATATAGTTGTTGTTTGTGTTTTTTCAATATCTATTAATATTTTACCATCAATGCCGTCAGCTAATACAAAACCAATTTTAGTTAATTCATTTTCTTCAGCAAATGACTTATCCGTAATATATGTACCATTATTGAAATATAATTTATCACCTAAATTATACATTTGAGTATTTACATTTTGTAATATACCATTAACTAAAATTGTAGATGTTTGCCCAGATGGAATATCAAATTCAGCAATACCAAGGATATCACCTACAGTTGCATTTTCAACATATATTTTATTTGGATCTTCACCTGTTGATATTTGAACTGGTTGACCTTTTTGAATATTTTCAGTTGATACTACTGCAAATTGCACAGCATTAGCGTGAACAAAGTTACTAATATCATCGATTACTTTATTTTTAATTTCATCAAATTCAGATGCGGCTATTCCAGATAGAAAATCATTTATTACACTTAGTTTTACTTTAAACGATTCGTCCGGCTCCGATACTAAAAGATAATCATCATTATTAAGATCTAATTTATTTTTTTCAGGTAAATCCATTACTGTGATATATGCCATTTTTTCTCCTATCTTGTTACTATTTCAGAAATGATATTTGTACCAACATTTACCATTCTCAAATTAATATATTCTGCTACATATACTGGTTTTATGTAAACGTTTATTAAAATTTCATTTTCTTTACCAGGTTTTACCTCAACTCTACCAGATTCAATACCGCCATTTTGTTTTACACCCAATAATAATTGTTTTAATTCTGATGCAATATGTGCTCTTAAATTCCTAGTGTTATCATCAAATACATAGTTTCTTAAAAGTTTTCTGGTTGATTTTTCAACATGATTAAATAAACTTCTAACATGTACTCTATTAAATGAACTTTGTTTATTTATATATGTTTTTTGAGACATTAATGTACCATTCTCTAAATAGTTAAGACCTTCTTTGTAGAATTTATTTTTTATTCTTTCCGGTGTTTCAAAAAAAGTTCTATTTAAATTTCTTAATCTACCTCTTTCAAGACCAGCCGATACAACCCACGGAGATTTTAGACTTGCCTGAGATTTTAAACCAGCAGTGTCAGCCGCAATATTAACTAATTTATTTTTTTCAGTAAAACCATCATATTGCTCTTTAGCATGCATAGTGAAATGTACAAATTCTGATTTTTGTATAGTATCTATATAATCCTGTACATATTGAACTTGGTCAGGTGTTGCTCTATGTTTTAACCTTTTTCTACCAAATATTAATATATCACCTTGTAATGTATATGCAACCGTATTATCAGTATCTTCGCCATGTGTATGTTGTAAAATTGTCATAAATTCAGTCGGTAAACCAATAAATGCCATACAATCTCTTCTATGCTCAGCCAATTCAACTGCTAAATTATTAGATATTTGATTACCTATAAAAATATCAATATCATATTCTTCTGTATTATAAAAAATCTCATGGCTCTCACGCAAATTATTTTCAGTCGGTAATATAGATCTTCCACCAGTTAATTCAATAATCATATCTCCATAATAAGAACCTAAACCTAACATTAGATCTTCTCGTTCATATTCAACATCTAACATTAAATCTTCTATACCGTCCATTGCCATTAAATCATCTTCATGACCGGTTTCCATTAAATCTTCATATTTAGATGAAACATTAAATAATTTCTGTATATCGCCTTCTTTAAGATCTTTTAAACCCGTTTCTTGTATTAAATCAGAAAAACCAGTTAAAAATTGTAAATCTTCAATATCAATATATCTCTGCAGTATTTCATATATTCCGCCTTCTTGCAAATCTTCTCTACCAGTTAAAATATTTAAATCTGCTCTATGTACAAGGCTTATTTTGGAGAAAATATATTTGCTTTCATCATTTAACGTTGTTATCTCATCAAATGTTTTATAAAATTTTTCAACCAATCTATCTTTTCTAAAAACACAAATACCGTAGTAGTTATCTTCAAAAAACGTAAAAACATCTTTAGCTTTAATACCATTATATATTTCAACATTTTTATCATACGCATCTTTATCAATAATTGATACTTTAAGTAAATTACCCCATTCGCCGGGTGTTTTTGCTACAATTATTGCATGAAAATTTGGAAATATTTTAGAAACATTGTCAAATTCATCTTTTGTTTCGATATTAACATTTATAAAATTTGATGCATTAAACGCGGTATATCCCATCGTTCTACACACCCAAATACCTGACGCATACTGTAAATAATTGTAAACTTGATACCAATCATTATGAAATTCGTTAATACCTCTACCAAATATAAATTTAAATTGGTCTATTGATGTAATAAAAATAGGTTTGTTTACTGGCCCTTTTTCAAAAAAGCCAACATACGCAGCAACTTCGTTGGTAAAATTTGGAATGTAATGTGTCTTATCAAATGTCTGCACTGAAACAGATGGTGATTGTGTAAAGCTCATATATATCCTACCATTTTTGTATTATTTATATCTCTTTAAATAAATTTAATTCACCATTATTTACTAAAATTATTATTCAAAAATTTTTATTATAACATAGTTATTATTTGTATATTATAATAAAACTTTTATTAAAAAAGAGGGAGATTTTCCCTCCTTTATCTATCCACCGATTATTTCTGAGAAACTATTAGTTCCTGCATTTGTAAATCTTAGGTTTATAAATTCTGCTACATATGTAGGTTTAATGTAAATATCAACGATTAATTGATTTCTACTAATTACATCAGCAGTGTTGTTTGATTCATCACAAATAACTAAGAAGTCTTGAATACCTCTTCCAGCTTGTACTGAACTTAAATAAGGTTTAATCATAGATACAATTCTATTTCTAGTAAAGTTGTCATTGAACTCCATTACTTGATATTTAGCCATTTTAGAAAGTGCTCTTTCCATTGTGTTGAATAAACCTCTAACATTCACCCTGTCAAATGAACTTGGCTTAGCTAGTAAAGTCTTTTGACCCCACATAACGGTGCCTTGTCCTGGGAATGAACAAATTGGATTAATACCATTCTTGTATAATAAATCTCTTTGTCCTTGCGTAGGATTAAAAGCCAATTTAGTAACATTTTTAATTTGACCTCTTTCAAGACCAGCAGATGCCCACCATGAAGCTCTATTCATAGATGTTTGTGCTCTTAAACCAGCAATATCGCCAGCAATGTTGATCCATCTATACTTATCATTATATCTATCATATTGGTATTTGTAGTTACCACATGCAACAACAAACATATTATTATAATTCCAAGCACCTGATTTTCTATATTCAATTAAATTAGAAACAGCGGTTGCAGATTTTTTACCAACAGTATCACCATATTCTGCACCAACAAAAGCGATACAATCTTTTCTTGTATCAACTAAATTCTTAGCACTGATACCAGAATCTAACTCATTACCAATAATAATATCTACATCAATTTCTTCTTTATTATCAAATAATTCGTATGCTGTTAATAAATCATCAGCTTGGATATCAGAATCTGCCGCAAATTTTAATTTTAATGTTGAACCAGCTGCACCATTTACAGAGTGGCAGTAATCAGCGATTAAATTTTCATTTGCAGTATTATCTTTCACAAATACATATGATGATTGATTATTAATAACTGTCTCAATATATGTTGATTTATTATTAAAATCTTTTGCAGATTCGTTAAAATCAACTGTAAATATTTCAACAATTACATCACCAGACTTAATTATTACACCAACCTCAGTTCCACTTGGAGTATATTCAAATAAATCATCAAGTGCAATACCTTCAAATGCATAACTTGCAGTATCTGTATTGAATGCGTCAGGTTTAGCAATAGCAATTTCAATATCGTTTGCCCATGAACCTGGGTTTCTAGCAAAGAATTTTACTTTTGAATTATTGTTACTAAATGCTAAAGATACTTCTTTAGATTCAAAATCAGATGCATTTTCAATAACCATTAACTCATTTACGTATTCAGTTTCCATTGTATCAACAACAGATTGTGATAATTCATCAGAAGCTTCAATAACACCATTCATTGCTTGTATAAATGTATTAACATCATCATTAACATTAATTTCTGAAGGTGTTCTATCTAAAGTAATCGTCGAGTTATCTTCATCAATAGAAACAACCATATAAACTTCGTCATCTTCACCGAATGTAACCATTTGGTCAACAGTTAATACAGTAATATCAGATACTGTAATTGTTTCATCAACCATACTAGAAACTACTGCGCCGCTTTGTATAGCACTTCCATTTGTATTAGCCGCTCTAGCTAATAATAATTTATTTCCATATTGTAAAAAATTATATGCCTGATAAAAATCATTATAATTTTTATTTGTTGGGTAACCATAATAAGATAATAAATCATCAACACTTGTAATTAATGTGTAGGTTCCAACTGGACCTTTAACAAAATTACCACCAAATACACCAATACTATTAGACACTGTAGGTACGATAGTACTTGCGTCAACCTCTGTAACGAACACTCCTGGGCTTAACATTTCAGCCATTTTTTTTCTCCTTTTTGCTTTACTTCCTGTATATCGATCAAAACTTTGTTTTAAAGGGCCAGGAAAACCATCGTAATTTATTAGAACTAAAGGGAAGTT